CAATTCATTTCTATCAATTCTACTTGGAGTATTGTTAGATTCATCACATACAACTAGGAAGTCATACAATGCTCTTTGTGATACTAACTCTAGCATCAAGCTATCTACTTGCGCCTTGATTTCATCACGTGTGATTTTATCGTTAGGCTCAAAAATGTATGGCTTAGCAAGTTTCTTAAGTTGTGAACGTAAGTAAATTACTAAACGTGCTACGTTAATTCTATCCAACGCACTTGCATTTCTTGCACGAGTCTTTTGACCGTAGTTAACAAGTCCTGCTCCTGTTAGGAATGTAATTGGGTTAATATTAAGTGAATATAGTGTATCGCGCTGACCTTCGTTTAGTGCAATTGACTTAAATTCGCCTTCTGCATCAATGTATCCTGCGGCTGTTGCGTTAGTAATACCACCACGTCTTGTACCTGCTGGTGCAAACCATGGATAGCTAACTTGATCACTTAGTGCAAGTGTTCTAATAATACCGTGACTTGGTGGAACAATAATGTTGTTACCAGCATTATCACTAGTAAACAAGCTAGGATAGAACATACCTAAATATTCGTCTCTGCTTACTGCACCATCATCGTTATCTTCAACTGCTAGTGCAACGTTGTTACCCCAGTCATTTAGTGTTGTAGCATCGGATGCTAGTCTCATTGGACTATCGCCAACGATAAATGCTGTTAAACCTCTATCGTAATTTAGGCTTACCATTTCACCAATTAGTTCTGGATAACCTGGAGTTGCCATAACGTTGAATAGTCTTGATTCGTCATCGCGGATATCTTGGTTGCTGTTAACCATTGCTTGTAGTGCTTGGATAACAACTTTACGCTGTGCTTTACGTCCAAAGCTACCTGCACCATTTGGTTGGTTAGCTGACTCTGTTACCCAACGATGTGGATAGTACAATGCCATACTTACATCACCTTGACGAACGTTTTTAGCTGTAGTATCTACATAATTACGTACAAATTTCTTAACATTAAATCCACTTCTGCGTAGATTCCATAGCAACATACCTTTTGGATATAATGCAGGATCTGGTGCATCTGTGTCTAGATAATCACTTACTAATAGTTCAGGAATAGTTCCACTTGGTGCTTCTGTAGCTGTACCGCCGCTTGTACCAAAACGTGCATCAGCAAACAAAATACCATCTTCTGTAGTTTGATCACCTTCGTCTAATGCAATCCATTTTTGTAAATCTGCATTGTACTTGTGTACTTGTGGATAGTTCTCTAAATCTGCTGTACTAATCCATAAATCGCCAGTTACTAATGGAGATGATCCATCTGTCTGTTGAGTAGGTTCAGTTGCAGAAACAATTGGTCCTGTTGGATCAGCATCTGGATAAACATTTGCATATCCCTTCCAAATGGTACCGTTATGTACCATAATGTCAACTTCATCAACAATTGAATTGTACCACAATGCTCCATCAGTTGTTAGTGCTGTTGGTGCATCTGGTCCGGCAGTTTGTGTTAGGATTCTCCAATTTGAAGCATGGAAATCATAAACACTATCGCCTGCTGGAGCCGCATACAAGTTTGCTGTTCCTGCTTTAGTTGAATAGTTGTAAGCCGCAAAGCCAATGTCGCCTAGTGCGCTATTTGTATCTGCAATACGGATTTCGCCTCCATCGTTGTGTTCAATTACAACTCTGTTAGAAGCATCTACGCTTGCTACAATGTTTTCAAATCCTGCTGAATTAATTGCGCCAGCAATTTCATCTGCATCAGTAATTGCTCCTGCAACAGTAATGCTAATTGCCTTGCCGCCTTGGATGGCTGCTTTGTTTGGATCGCTTTCTGCCATTGTAAAGCCGTATGTTCCTGCTGTAAGACTACTTGCAGTAACAGGACTTGAAACAATCTTTGTTGCTCCTGAAGTTGATCTAGCAAAAATTGTAAAGTCTAATTCTTCATTTTCTGCTTCTGTAGTATGAGACTGGACATAAACTGTACCTAGTGCTAGGTTAATTCCGCCGCCTGTTTTATCTAAATTGTAAAGTGCTTCCTGGTGTGTTTTATACACAGGAGCCGCTTTGTCTGCCCAAAGTTTAGTTGTTGAGTTATAAACTTTAACTTTCATCTGAGCACCTAAATTAGCTTCAGTCATTTTAAACCAAACTGAACCTGTTGGTCTAGGCTGTGTATCAGATGATTTAAATCCTGGAACGTTAGTGTGCGGTGCAATAATTAGTTGCGGTGCGTAATATGTTCCAGCTGTCAAACCTAAGTCTGCTAGTAGTGTACCTGATGAACCTGCGGCAATTTCAATTGCTCCGTCAACATCACTTCCACCGTCAGTAATAGAACTACCATCACTGTAAATGTATAGCTTACTATCGACAACTCCAGCTGTTACGCCAGTAATGCCTGCGCCGTTAATATCAGCTGCCATTTGTGTAACATTTACGCCAGTAACGGCAGTAGTTGTACCATTAATAATGATAGTTTCACCATTTACTAGTGTTGGGTTAGTTGCTGTTCCCTTAATAGTTGGATGACTTGCAACCCAATCAGCTGTTCCTACTTTAACCCATGTTCCTGAGGAATTCTTGTAGTATACTTTGTTAGTAGTAGTTGTTGTTACTACTGCATAGTCGCCTACTTGTCCTACACTAGCTTTTGGAAGTCCTGTATTTGATCCGCCAACTAGATTAGTGTTAGAAGTAATTACCAATGGAATCTTATTTGTAAATGACTGTCCACCAGTAACAGTCACAGCATTTGAATTCCATTCAAAAATTCCGTACTTTGTTAGGGAAGTATCAAACCAATATGTTCCGTTTGCCGGAGCTGCCGCTGGCGCACTTGCGCTTGGCTCTAGTTCACCTAAGTCAACATCTGCTCTTACAACAAACGCTCTGTTTGAAACTCCTAAATATGAGTAAGCCGCTTGTAGACCATACTCGTTAAGTTCCCCACCGTTTACTGGGTTATTGTTTGCATCAGTTTGAAAGATTGGATCTCCAAACGTATCTGCTAAATCTCTTTGTGAGGTAATTAAGAATGGAACGCCTGCGTTCGCTTTTGTTGTACCTCTTGCTGTACCTGTTCCTGCCGCGTTTGCTTTGTCCTGTTTAGACGCAACAAACAACATTGGAGTAGTACCTGGTTCTGCTGGTGTGTAAAAACTTTCATCGATTACACTGACTTGTACACCTGGTGATATTAATGCCATTTTGTAGTTCTCCTGTTAAAATAAAACAACTGTTAAAAGTATTTATATGATTTGATTAAAAAAGTATGGAGAAACACCGAATAAAAGGTGGTGTAAAGGTATGGTAAATAGTATTATGAGACCTTTGTGTAAATGTGGATACAGGCCGGCGGCCGTAAACTATAAAAAAGACGGTAAAACTTATTATAGGAAATCGTGTGATACTTGTTTACATCACGGACAGAAAAAATGGGGTATTCCTAAATGGTATCAGAACGGATATCGTCAAAAAGAGCAATGCGAAAAATGCGGATTCAAATCACTACATAAAGAACAATTTAATGTATACCATATAGATGGTGATTTATCTAACACGTTGCACAGTAACTTAAAAACAATATGTGCTAACTGTCAGAGGGTACTACAGAAGCAAGGCGTAAGGTGGAAGCAAGGCGACCTTGTACCTGACTTTTAAGATCGTCAAGAGTACCTTCGTTATAGATATTAAAATCAAATGGAACTTTGGCCCAAGCCCATTCTGACATATGTACGTCTGTTGGTTGTATATCTAAATCAATGTATTGTCTAAACCATAAAGGATCAGGTCCACGTTTTACACACCAAACATTTCCGCCAAGCTCTTTGATCATACTTGCTTCGTTTTCAAAACGACAGTCTGGTACTACAAAATTAGTTTTAGGATTATCTAATACTGTTTTTTTAAAAAAACTAACCCAAACTCCGTCATAGAATCCATTTCTCATACAATCTGTGCCAAATTCTTGTAGTACTAATCTAGGTGTAATTGTGCGGCCAGTTTCTTTTGACCAGAAATTATCCGGTTGTTCTCGCCAATATCTGCTTTCAGCAGTGTCGCCTTCAAGCATGTCTCTATCCCAATCAAACAAAAGTGATACAGCATCTTTAAGTTTATCTGCGAAACTAATCTTTTGGAAATTGTGTTCTTCTACAAGAATATCAGCAACGGTACCTTTACCACTACCAATTAATCCACAAATACCTATAATCATGACGAATCCTTACAAATTTACATATATTATACATAATAATTTATAAAGTGTCAACCTTTATGTTAGCCGATTGTGAATCCGTATCCTGTGCCGCCTGGTACAGCCATTGCTACATCGTTTTCTAACTTTTCTAACTCGGCAGCGGCTTCTGCTTTAAGGGCATCACCATTAAGACTACTACCACCTTGTGGTCCTGCAATGGTAGCAAATTTACTACGTGCTTCGCCTAGCATATATTTGCATTTTGCAAGTGTGTAATCTTTAATCCACTGGCTTGCTAGATAGTCGTCTAGCAGTTCAAAGTCGGGTCTATAGTTATACACATATAGTAGTAACTCTTCTTCTGCTCTTGATCGTTGTAGAATTGTAAGTTTTTTGTTAGATCTATTCCATTTAAATTCAATGAATGATCCAAACATGCGTCCTACAAGTTCTTGATAACCTGCGAACGCCGCATAAGTGGCTAGTCCGCCCATGTTAGAACTTGATAGCAAGTAAGTATTTGTGTATGCAAGATTGAATGGCTCAAACAATGTTCCGCCATCTCCGCCGCCTGTTCTTGACCCTATTGATCTGCGGAAAATTTGTCTAACTTCCATAACTTCGTCTGGTAATATATAATCATTTTGATCAATAACTGTTGGCAAGAAAAAATACGATTCTTCAACACTGTTATCAGAACGCTGTCTAAATTTTGCAAGTGCTGTATTTAATGCTGTTTCGTAGTGATCCGGATCTAATTCAACGTCAATCATGCCGCCGCCTAGATTAAGTTCTACATACTTGTAAACTTCTTGTCTTTTTGTGTTAATATTATTAGCCATGTTCTTTCATCTCCGCTATACTATTTATGCAACGATAAATAACATTACTATGCCAAGACTCAGTTTATATAAACCCGAAAGAGGGAAAGATTACGATTTCTTAGATAAGACTATAACAGAGATGTTTACTGTCGGAGGTACCGACGTATTTGTTCACAAATACTTAGGTCCTAAGAACCCAGAGGAAGTAGATGCAACTGCTGATCAACCTCGTTATGATGCTGTTAAAGAAACTAACATACAAGATATGTTGTTTATGGAAAACAGAGATAGAAAATACGATCCAAACATTTATACTATGAGAGGAATCTACAACGTAAGTGATGTAGATTTTGACATGAGTCAATTTGGATTGTTCTTACAAAACGATATTGTTTTTATGACAATACCTATTAATTACAGTGTTAAGGCACTGGGTCGAAAAATTATGGCAGGAGATGTAATTGAATTGCCGCATCTAAAAGACGAATTTGCATTAAATGATTATAGTGTAGCATTAAAAAGATTTTATGTTGTAGAAGATGTTAATCGTGCAAGCGAAGGATTTAGTCCTACTTGGTATCCGCATTTGTATCGTGTTAAAATGAAACAGATTATGGATAGTCAAGAGTTTAAAGAAATTCTTGACTTGCCAACTGAAGAAGGTAGTTCACAAACATTACGTGATGTATTATCAACTTACGAAAAAGAAATGCAAATTAATAATGCAATTATTTCGCAAGCTGAAGCAGATGCAGATATGTCAGGTTATGATACTACAAGTTTCTTTACATTACAAGTTGATGAAAATAATATTCCAGAAGTAGTTAGAGCTGATCAAAATGACATTGATGCTAGTATTGCTAGTGGAAATTTAGATGCAAGTAGAGTTAATCAAACACCTGATAGAAATGGATATCAGGGATATTTGATTGGAGACGGAATTGCACCCAATGGTGAAGCATTTGGTAGCGGAATCAGTTTCCCTACAACTAGTGTTGAAGGCGACTATTTCTTAAGAGTTGATATGTTTCCAAATAGATTGTTTAGATACAATGGATCAATGTGGGTTAAAATGGAAGATAAAGTACGTATGACGCTGAGTAATACTGATACTAAGAAAACACAAAAAGGTAGCTTTATTAATAACACTAATACTGATACTATTGGCGGCGAAGAGACTGTTGAAAGACAAAGTATTTCGAAAGCACTTAGACCAAAGGCGGATAATTAATGCAACATTTCTATGATGGTCAAATAAGAAGATATGTTACACAATTAGTAAGGTTGTTTAGTAACTTTTCGTATAAAGACGGCGACGGTAAAATAGTACAAGTACCTGTTTTATATGGAGATATTACACGTCAAGTAGGACATATTCTTAGAGACAATTCCGAAAATAAAGTTCCGAGTGCACCTCGTATTGGTGTATATATTACTGGACTTGAACAAGACAGATCAAGGACAGCTGATTCTACATATACTAATAAAGTTAATATTCGTGAACGTGCTTATGATGTCGAAAATAAAGAGTACTTAAACACTCAAGGAAAAAATTATACAGTCGAACGTATTATGCCAAGTCCATATACACTTAACATAAATGTAGATATATGGTCAACTAATACAGATCAAAAATTACAAATACTTGAACAGATATTAATGCTGTTTAATCCTAGTTTAGAAATACAAACTACAGACAACTATATTGACTGGAGTAGTTTAACTAGTGTTGAACTTACATCTATGAGTTTTAGTAGTAGATCAATTCCAATTGGTACAGAAAGTGATATTGATGTAGCGCAATTAGGATTTACAACACCTATCTATATTAATATGCCAGTTAAAGTTAAAAAGCTCGGTGTTATTACTGATGTCGTAATGAGTATATTTGACGAATCAAGAGGAAGTATTTCGTTAGGTACATCACAACCAGAATTACTTGCATGGACTGATACAAATCGTCCTGCAATGAGAGGTACAGATCCTAATAACTTTACCCCGGCTGGCAATGGTCCGTTTGATACTAGCAGTCTTACAGGAAACGTAATGGCATCTAGTTGGGGTAGTTTTGATATGCAAGTACTCAACGGAATTGCACAACTAATATATAAAGGTAGACTCGGTGGAGTATCTTGGCCTAAATTCTTAGAAGGAGCTCCAGAAGGACCTGGCTTTCAAAACGGACTTACACAATTACAAGTACAACGAGTTACAATCGAAGGAGAATCAGTTACTAATAGCGTAAATGGTGTTGTCACATTAAACTCTCTTGATGATACACAATTATTAGTGCAATGGGACCCAGACACTATACCTACAAATACTGATTTTCCAACTGTTAGCGGAAGAAACAATACTGGAAGTGTAGATTTAATTATCGATCCTGAAAAATATAATCCAGATGTAGATCCAACAGATGCTGGAGCAAGAGTACTATTACTTGGCAATCTAAATAACAGTGAAAATGTTGGCGGATTAATGACATTTGGCCAAGATCCAAATGACGGAAGTAGTAGAGACCCGTATGATGGTCCAGATGCTTGGAAAAATGCAGACGGTACAGATTTTGTAGCAAACGAAAACGACATTGTAGAATGGGATGGATATCAATGGCATATCGTATTTGATGCTAGTGCAGACCCAGGTACAACTACAAAGTATGTTACTAATCTTAACACTGGAATTCAGTACAGATGGACCGGATCTGATTGGATTTTATCGTTCGAAGGATTATACCGAAAAGGAACATGGCGACTAGCATTCTAAGATAACTAGTTATATGAACCATGAGATAATTTGTAGCGGAGCATTAATTTATTCGCTAAGTACGAAACGATTCTTATTATTACACCGCACACAAAGCAAACAAAAAAATGTTTGGGGACTTGTTGGCGGCACTAACGGTAAGGATGAACTCCCTTGGCCTGCTTTGCAACGAGAAATTCACGAAGAAGTAGGTGGATTACCTAATATAATCAAAACTATTCCCCTTGAAACATTTGTTAGTACTGACGAAAAATTTAGCTTTCATACGTATCTAGTAGTTATAAAAGAAGAATTTTTACCTGTACTTAATGCCGAACACGATGGATATGCATGGGTTAGTTTTGGAAAGTGGCCTATGCCTTTACATATGGGATTACGTAGCACTTTGCAAAATAAATCAAATCAAACAAAATTAAAAACAGTTTTTGATTTAATAGGATTTTTAGAAAATGAAGAAAATTAAAAACATTACTATAGTAGGTGGTGGATCAGCGGCATGGCTTGCGGCTACTTATATTCAAAATAACTTTTGGGATTTACCTGTTACAGTAATTGACAAAGAAGTAGGTAATCCTATTGGCGTTGGTGAAGCAACCGTTTTAACTTTTCCGCATTTTTTAAGAAAGTGCGGAATTAATCTACCCCAATGGTTTGCTAATATTGATGCAACTTATAAATCAGGAATTGAATTTCCTGGATGGCGGAAGCCAGAAAACAATGTGTGGCATCCTTTTTACTTGAATAGAAGTTATTTCACTCAGGGATGTACAGCGTATGATCTTTGGGCGCAACACCAAAATTTAGATTTCAAAACTACATCTGTACCTACATACGAAGTTAACATGATGAATAAATTAGATATGTGGGGAGCATTTGAAACCTTAGCG